ATCGAGTTTCTCGAATTCGGGTCCGGCGATCAGGAATATCGTAGCACCGCCATGGATGAATGCGCCGTGCGTGATCTCGGCCTCATAGTACTGGACAGGGATCGAATCTCCCTCGGGCTCATAGTCGCGCCATTCCGTCTTGAGGTTGAGCGCAACCCCATACATCATGGCGTCCATCGTGAACCCTACGGGGTCCTTGCTGGCATCCTCGGAGTCGTACCAGAGACCGGGAATGATGATCTCGTTCCCGTCCTGATCCGTAAAGATTGGAATCCTTAACATACCCCAAGGATACCCTGGGGTTTTGGAATTGTCAAGAAAACAAAAGGGTGGGATTTCTCCCACCCTCCGCCTTGGAGCCGACGCCATCCGGCATCTCTTGGGACCGAAGCCTTAATTACCCTTTGCGGGTGCGTGAGGTGGCCGTTCTCACCTTTCCAAGCTTATTCCGCTTCTGCTGCCTCAGCCTTGAAATCCACTGGGGTATACCGGGGAGATGGGCGTCCCTGGCCCTTTTTCAACTGCTCGCGAGCCTGCTTCTTGGTGAGCTTGGTCTTGCGCTTGGGCTCCTCCATCAGACCGTACCGGATCAGGCGGCGATTCTGCTCCTTCTTGGCACGGCGCTTCGCGTCGTTCAGCTTCCTTCTCTTCTTCACCGAGGGCTTCTCGTAGGCCCTGCGGTCCATCACTTCCTTGATGATGCCCTCGTTGAACATCTTCTTCTTCAGCTTCCTGAGGGCTCCACCGACATCGTTATTATACACCTTAACCAGCATTCATGCCTCCATAGGTTTCCGGGCTGGGCTAAATAATATTTACGGAGGAATCCTTTAGATGGCGGTGAATGACGGTAGTTTCTTTGGTTGGCCCTTTGTGAATCACGCGATGGAGCTTCGCGGGACGCAGACGACCACGGGTCCGGGACGCGCCAGTATGGTGCTGCCCAGGTTCAAATTCACCTATTTGGTGGAGTTCCAGATTAACCAGGAAGCGTTAACGCCGGGAGTCTCCCAGACGGACCTACGCAACCAGCTTCAGAATGGTCGTCTCTATGCGACGTTGAAGCGGATCGATCTACCCAAGACCAACTTTAAGACCGAGACCCTCCGCTCCTACAACAAGTACGTGAAGGTGCACACCACCACGGAGTTCGCTCCGTTCCGGATGCAATTCCATGACGACAATACGTCGATGGCCATGGCTCTGTGGAAGGAGTATTTGGCGTTTTACCGGAATGCTGGAGATGTCGGTCGCGGCATCGTGGTGAGCCAGAACCGTTCGCTGAACCAGAACAACGCGTTTCGTGCTCAGAATGATTTGACCGGCACGGAAGTGCGTACGGACATGAACATCCACCCCAGCGTGGGTATGACCTTGCGTCCCTACTACAAGCGTCATTTCTTCGAGAACATCACGATCTACGATCTGGGTTCGGAGCCGGATTCCGTCAATGTGCACCGGTATGTAAATCCCGTGATTACCCGGACCGATCTGGACAATCTCGATTACTTCGACCGCTCTACGCAGCGCGAGGTCCGCTTCACGATGGAGCCGGAGAACGTGTACTTCGCGGTGGGTCAGAACAACACGGTGCTGTCCCCGATCATCTTGCAGATTCTGGGTATCGCGCGGCCGGTGCCGACCCTGCCCGTGCGTGGTCACGTCACGATGGTCGCGCCCAACAAGGGACTGGCCACGTCGCCAACCAACTTTACGGGTGATCCGGGCCTGCTCGATACGACTGCGCCTACCCCGGATAGTGCGATCAGACAGAATTCGTTGAGCCCGCTGGGTGTGCCGCAGGCCCCGAGTCTGGAATCGTTACGTGGGCAACCCACCGTCTCGTTGGTGCCGACCCAGGCGGAAGACCCGTTCTTCTCGCCCAGTATGGAGGTGACGCAGCAGCGCATCGACAACCTCACGCGCACGATGAACGAGGTCAACCCGAATATGACCTCCGTCTATACGGAGGGTGAGAAGGCGGTGTTCCAGGAGATCATCAATCAGCAGCAGAATCACTTGGATAACCTGCGGACTCTTGATGATGAACGTGCCCAGCGTGCGCTTACCAAGGCGACACAGCGGGCTGAAGAAGCCACGAAGAGATTGTTGATAGAGCAACAGTAATGGCGAGACCTGTTAAGAGGGAATTCCATCCCCGGAATCCACAGAAGTATACGGGAGAGTATCCGATTATCTCACGTCGGCGGTGGGAATGGGACTTCATGACCATGTGTGACTTGAATGATCGGGTCTTGGAGTGGGCCAGTGAGATGGCACAGATTCCCTATCATGATCCGCTCACGGGCCGTCAGAAGGTCTACGTGCCGGATTTCCTTATCACCTACATCGATATCCATACCCGAGACCGTCGTACCAAATTGGTCGAGGTCAAGCCCATGCACGAACAGCTTACGGAGTTCGCCCGCAACACACAGGATGCGGCGATCCAGGCGAGGAATCGTGCGAAGTGGGGTGCGGCCATCGCTTGGTGTCAGCGTAGGGGCATCACGTTCGAGGTCATGAACGAACGGCAGATGTTCCACGGCGCAAATCTGATGAAGCCCCGCGTGAATCCGGTCGCCGAGTATGCACCGGGTCTGACCAAGAAGAAAAAGGTCACGAAGCCCAAATCCAGATTGGCCGCGATCAAGAAGAGGCAAACGAAGAAGCCGACCAGTCGTTTTGCGCGAGTCGGAAAGGTGAAGAAAGTATGACGTTCAATCAGAAGATAGCTGAATCCCTAGGCATTGCATTGCCCCCGGAGGAACCCAACCCGTTGAAGCTGCCTGTCGTGGTGGAGCCGAGCGAGATTGTGCGCGTGGACAACGCCACCCTGCCGGATATGTCCGACATCGACAAGCGCATGCTGGAGGGTGAGAAGCAGTTGGAGACGATCATCACGGTCAGCCTGGATGCCGTAGCCGAGGCCCAGGAGACCATTCCAGCCATCGAACCCAAATACCGTGGCCGCTTCGTCGAGGCCGCCAACGTCTCCATGCAGATCGCTCTGGATGCGGTCAAGACCAAGATCAGCACCCAGTTGGACAAGAAAGAGATGCGTATGAAGGAGGCGGAATTCGAGGGGAAGAAGGCCAAGGGCGGTTCTGGCCCGACCGGAAACACCACCAACAACATCATCTTCACGGGCTCTCAACCGGAGATGCTCGACTACATCATGAACAAACCCAAGGAATCAGAAGGTTAACTGATTGAGGTTATTCACTAAATAAGAGGGAAGAGGGTAAAACCATGAGAAAGTCTTTCCACGCCCTGCTGATTGAGCAGGAAAAAGAGCACACCTACAAGATCATCTCGGTCGCGAACATCCACGACCAGGAACTGATGGGTCGCATCGGTATGGCGCTGGCCGGATACAAGGTGCTGGAACTGGAGAAGGATTTCTTCAAGCCGGTCCGGAAAGAGAACAAGGAGTTCCCGAATCATCCTGAAACCGCATGCTATTGCGTGAAGGTGGTTCTGGTCATGAACCCCCGGAACCGTGTGCTTCAGCAGGCTGTGTGCCGGTACCTGAACATCCGGGATGAGAATCTCAAGGTCACCGGAGATGAACCTGAGACCGAGGACAAGGAGAAGTCCGAGGTCAAAGACGCGCAGGCCGATGTCGGTCAGAAGCGCCTCGATGGTTTCCTGGCTGATCTGGCGGCCGAGCGTAAGTCTCAGCAGCCGGAAGAGGTCAAGGTGAAGCCGGTCACCGAAGCGGCTGCGGTCAACCATGGTGCGGTTGAAGCCGTGCTTGGTCGCCCGGTGCGTCGTGGTTTCTACGTGGTCGAGTCCGAGGTCAATCGGAACTCCGCGAAGATCACCGGCCCATTCAAGAAAACCCCAATGAACTACGCGTATGCAGAATTCCTCAATCCCGGTTTGAAGCTGGTGCGGGAATCTCGTCAGGGCGAGCTTTATGAGTTCCACATGGATGCGAACTCTCTGGAGCACGTAGCTCAGCCCCAGCAGGGCGGTTCGCGTAAGTGGGAGGTAGAGGTCCAGGATAACGACAGCGGTCGCACCTACAACGTGGTGGTGTCTGCGAGCGATCCGGTTGGTGCCCGCAATGCCGGGATTGATACCGTGGCGATGCGAGAGAAGCTGAACCCGGACAATCTGATCGCGATTCGGCCGAAGGACCTCTAAGGAATTAGATGCCTCGTCTTTCAGAAGCGGATGGTGGTAAATTACCACCAGTATACTACAAGCATCGGTATTCCACACACGAGGAGCAAGAGCTTGCTCGTTGTGCGAATGATCTTGTCTACTTCGTCGAGAACTACGTGAAGATTCAGCACCCCGTGCGTGGTGCTATCCGATTCAATCTGTTCCCGTATCAGGTCAACCTGCTCAGAACGTATGAGCAGAACATGCGCGTGGTCGCTCTGCTGCGGCGTCAGTCCGGCAAGACCACCACGGCTGCTGCATTCCTGTTGTGGTGGATCATCTTCAAGAAGGATCAGAAGGTCCTGGTCACCCGGAAAGATCAGACCGGCGCGAACGAGATCATGAGTCGTTTCTGGTACGCCTACGAGGAGCTTCCCTGGTGGATGAAACCGTCGCCGGAGAAGAACGACATCACCCACAAGAAGTTCCGGAACAAGCGGGAAATCCGCGCTCTGGCCACGACCGAGACCACTGGACGCGGTCTTTCGATCTCGTTGCTGTATCTGGACGAGTTCGCCTTCGTGCGTCCGAGCGTGGCCACGAAGTTCTGGGCCTCGATCTTCCCGGTCATCTCCACGGGTGGTAAAGCCATTATCACCCGGACTCCGAACACGGATGAAGACAAGTTCGCGCAAATCTTCATGAATGCGAATCCCGTGCCGATCTCGGATACCTGGGTGGACCCGATGGCCGAGCGTGTCAAGCACGCTATCGCCAATCAGGAAGTGGTCGATTACAAAACCGAGTTCGAGGATAAGCTCCATGCGGAGTTCTTCAAGTCCACGAACGTGATCGACGCGGTCACGGCCGAGGATGAAACCATCCAGGAGTTCCGCCGGTTCTTCAGTCATTGGACCAACACACCGGATCGCGATGGCAAGCCTCGTGGTGAGCGTTTCCGCAAGGAGATGATGTCCTCGGGTCTGACCGAGGCTCAGTGGCTATCCGAGTTTGAGTGCGCGTTCGTCTCGACCGAATCCACCCTGATTTCCGCGCCGAAGCTGGCTTCGTTGAAGTTCTTCATTCGTGAGCCCAGGTATGTGGACAAGTATGGGGTGCGTTGGTTCGAGGAGGTCAAGCCGAACACGGCGTATGCGGTGACGCTTGATCCCTCAGAGGGCGTCGATCTGGACGACGCCTGTATTCAGGTCTGGGAGATTCCCACCCTGATCCAGGTGGCGGAGTGGAACTCCAACAAGGTCGATCAGCCCGGACAGGTCAAAGTCTTGCGTCGTGTGCTGAAGACGATCAAGCGCATGCAGGATGAATTCCCCGAGCACGATGGCGTGAACAATACCTACTTCAGCGTGGAGCGCAACGGCGTGGGTGTGGGCATCATCAACATTATCGAACTCACCGGCATCCATCGCTTCCAGGGCTGGTTCATCGACGCGTCCGAAGCGACCATTCACCAGAAGGGTCTGGGAAATGGTCAACAAAAGATTAACCGTTGGCGTGGTCTCTTCATGAGTGCGGCCACGAAGAAGCGTTTTGCCTTGCAGTTCAAATCACTGATCGAGCGCAATATCTTCGTGCCTCGACGGAAATACCTTGTATCCCAACTCAAAACGTTTGTCCGTCAGGGTAATATGGGATTCGGTGCCAAGGAAGGTTCCAAGGACGATATCGTGATGCGGTGCGTCATCATGACGGCCCTGCTCGACGAACTCTACAGGCAGGAGCCGGACCTGGAAGATCGTATCGCGGTGGAGGACCTGGAGCTTCCCTATGACCCCGACGACATGCAGCACGATCACAATATGCCTTTGCTGCCCATCGTCTGATCTTGACTTCTCGCCTAATCCCTCAAGATTGTCCTTTGCAAACCCAGGGGATAATCCATGGATACCGAGAAGAATCAAGAAGAAACCGAATTGACCGCCGCCATTGGCGATGACCTCGCTGCCGTTCTGGCAATCTCCGAGGATACCACGCTTCCCGAACCCGAGGCATCCAACACCGAGGACCTCGCGGCCGAATACACCGGCACCGAAGCGACCGGGGATGACCTTCAGGACCTCCTCTCATACGCACCGGAAACTCCTGCGATTCCCACCGTGGAACTCACCGGACCCGCGATGACCGTGACTGAAGCGAATGCTGTACGCGAACAACTTGTGCGTGCAGTGACTTCTGGTGTGGTCTCGGTTCGAGTCAAGAAACTGCCACATTATGCGGGTCAGGATGTGATCGCCCCAGCTACCATTGGTAGTGCTGGCGTGGACCTGTATTCGGCAAATTCTCAACCGATTTTGCTAAATAACATGGGTGCCAGGGCTGTGATTCCCACGGGAATCATCCTGGAACTACCGGTAGGTTTTGAAGCTCAGGTCAGGTCTCGATCTGGACTGGCTTCGAAGAACGGGATCGTGGTGACCAATTCTCCGGGAACCATCGACTCCGACTACAGGGGCGAGATCATGGTCATTTTGACGAACACCTCCAACAACAGGTTCACCGTCGAGAGGGGCATGCGAATCGCTCAGTTGGTCATCAACCAACTTCCGCTCGTGAATTTCGTCGATGTTGACGAGGTTTCCGATACGGAGCGCGGTGCAGGTGGCTTTGGTTCTACCGGTCTTTGATAGAAAACTTTGTAGACGCCCTTATAGAACTTGATTTGGACTGAAACTGAGCAAGATTGAAGACCGAGGACCGCTTAGAAAAACATAACAGAAAACCCTATAGCCGATCCTATAGAAAACCATAAGGAAGAAAAAGAATGCCTACGATTGCTGAAATGCGTGCACGTCTTGCCGCTAAGAAGAACCAGTTCCAGAAGGATGATTCCATCTATGCGTTCTGGAACATGCCCTACAACTCCAACTCCACGATTCGTCTGCTCCCCTGGGTCGATCCGGTTTCCGGAATGATCTGGACGGAGAAGCAGTTGCTGCCGATGACCTTCATCGATCCGCAGGACAACTCGAAGACGATCACGTTCAAGGCCCCGTGCCGAGAGATGTATGATCCGAGCACCAAGTGCCCGGTCGCCGATCTCGTGCGTGCGGTCTACAACGAGTGCAAGGAACTCAAGAACGCGGGTCGCACCAAGGAGGAGGAGGTCCTCTCCAAGATCGCTTCCAAGCATTGGAAGGATTTCACCTTCTACTACCAGGGATTCGTGAACAAGTCGGGCTTCCAGGAAGAGAACCTTCCGGAGAATCCGATCCGTCGTTTCCCGTTCACCAAGCAGATTCAGGGTCGTCTCACCGCGATGATGTTCGATGAGACCGATCCGTTCGACGTGCTGCCCACGGGTCAGTTCGAGATGGATGACCTCAAGCTGCTCATGTCGGGTGCTGAGATGTCCGAGGACGATGCCGAGGCGTTGTTGGCGAAGTTCGAGGGCTACGATCTGTCCTTGAAGAAGACCCAGAAGGTCGGCACGGACTTCGCCGAGTGGACCAACTCGTCGTTTGTTAAGGCCAAGACCAGCCTGACCGACGAGCAGTTGGAAGCTCTGGACAAGTACGGATTCCACGATCTCCGCAAGGCGCTGCCTGAGCAGCCCAGCGATGAGGCATACGATGTCCTCTGCGAGATGATGGAGATCAGTCTGGCCTACGCCCGTGGCGAAGGTGACGGACTGTGGAACACCGATTGGGAGGCTGCGGGCTTCAAGCCGTTCCGTCCCAAGGCGAAGGGCGAAAAGGGTGAGGATGCCGATGGCGGTGAGACACCGGCCAGGGGAACCTCGTCTATCGCGAATCGCGTGAAGGCTGCGGTAAGTGGTGGCTCGACTGCCACCAGCGCGGGTCAGACTGCCAAGGCCACGGTCAACGCGGCTTCGGTGGCGGCTCGCTTGAAGAATCGTGGGGCGGCAACTCCGAGCCCCGCGCCGGAAGCTCAGGTCGAGGCCACGGTCACGGCTGCTCCCGCACAAGAACCCGAAACCGTCGCACCGGCCGCGACCACCACGGACAAGGTTCTGAACCTTGCCGCGAAGATCAGGGCCAAGGCGAAGGAAAACAGGGCGTAACTTCGGAGGGCGGCGCTCGGGGTGGGTCAGTTTTAATCCTTCTGACTCACCCCTCGTTGCCGGGGGAATAACACATGGCAAAGAAAAAGTCTTTCCGTGAGCGCATGACGAGTGTGCTCACAACGATCAACTCTGACACTTTCCATATCGGTTTCACCAATGTGGATAAGTGGATCAGCTTCGGCAACTTTGCGATGAATCGCATCATGTCGGGGCGCTTCGACCGAGGCTTGCTGTTCGGTCGTGAATACATCCTCTACGGGGAATCCGGCTCGGGTAAGTCGCTGATGGCGGCGTATCTCGCAGCGGACGCTCAGCGTCAGCACAACGCCTATGTGGTGTGGCTGGACATCGAGCACGCCAACGACGACGTGGCCGGTAAGGCGTGGTTGGAGCGTGCTGGCGTTGATATCTCCGACGACAACTTCCTCTACCTGAGCATGGCCTCGCTGGAAGACATCAAGAAGACCATCTCGACAATGGCCGTGCAGTTCCGTGATGGCATGAAGGAAGGTGAGACCGACCTTCAGCCTGTGGTGTTCGTGGTCGATTCATGGGCCGCAGCCATGACGGGCTCGCAGATCGAGCGCATGGAGTCGGGCGAACTGGTCGGTGACCAGGGCCAGAAGGCCAAGCAGACCGGTGACGTTGTGCTGGCCGTGAACCATCTGTGCTCGGGCATTCCGATCATGTGCATCGGTGTTCACCACGTCTACGACAACCAGGACATGGGCGGTCGCAAGCACAAGACCTCGGGCGGTAACAAGGCGATCTACATGGCCTCGGGCTGTCTCCTTCTGACCAAGAAGGAACTCACCGATGAAAACGTGGAGAACCAGGAAGTCGCCGAGCACTACAAGGAACTCTCCGCCAATATGACGGCGGAGATGAAGAAGAAGATGCGTGGTGGCAAGCGCACCGTGGGTATCACGGCCATTGTCGAGAACATCAAGTCTCGCGTGAGCAAGCCGTTCGAACGCATCGAAGTGCAGATTCCTTACATGACGGGTCTCGATCCGTATTCGGGTCTGTTCGAGTTGCTCTTCCAGGAAGGTGTCGTCACCAGCCCGTCCTCGGGTTGGTATGCCTACACCGATGCCACGGGCAAAGAGGTGAAGTTCAGGAAGAGCGAGTGGCGTGAGCATGCCGATGCGGCAATGGCTTTGGCCAAGGAGGACATCTCCACGCCCGATGCCAAGGCTGCACCGGTCCAGGAAGAAGAGGCTGATTAATGCCCAGCATCGACGAGATGCGAGAGAAGCTGCGACAGAAGAAACCTGCCTCCGGGCAGGTTTCTCAGCCTGTACAGAGATCGAGCGAGCCACTGAAGGCGATCTTCTGGTTCGATACGGTGCGTGCGGATCGCAGTCGAATCAATGAGGCATTTGACTACTACCGCACGGCTGCGGCCGATGCTCGTCAGCATCTGGAGATGCATGGCAACCTGGAGACGCTGGTCGCTGAGACTCCGGGCTTGGCGTTCTTCTTCAGGAACATCCACACCGATGCCCAGCAGATCAGGCGTTGGTTGGAGGAGCAGTTGGAGATCAAGACTGCCCAGAAATACAAGTGGTTTGCGACCTCTCCGGAGGCCAAGGACAAATACGGTGATCTCAAGGTGACCGAGGTCAAGAACTTCGTGAAGGCCGAGGACGACATCATCGAACTCGCCGAGCAGATCAGGTTGATCTCCTACTACGATCACATGATGGACAACGTCTGCGAGGGTTTCACGAATCGATCCATCATGCTGAACCACGTCGTGAATATCCGCGTGGAGAAACTACAAGAAGTCTTCATCGATCCCAGAAAGGAGACCGAACATGGTTGAATTGGGCACAGTCGAGAATGATGCAGTCTATTTGACGAGTGGCTGGCAGGCCCTGCATGGACGCAAGCTGAACGAGTCAATCCAGTTGAGGAGTGGTCGTTTCTTCTGGCCGCTCCAGCCGCGTGCGGACGAGTTGGATTTCGATTCCATGGTGCACGCGATCTGCAACGAGGGTCGTTTCGCCAACCACACTCCAGTCCCGTACAACGTGGGCAATCACTGCGTTCAGTTGGTGAAGTGCCTGCTCGCACAGGGTTACACCAAGGATGACATGATCGTGAAGTGGGCGCTCTTCCACGACGCTTCGGAGGCGATCATCAACGACATTCCGTATCCGCTGAAGATTCAGGCGGTGATGGCCGACTATAACCGTGCCGAGGCCCGCATCCAGGAGATCGTCCAGGAGAAGTGGGAAATCGACATGAGCAAGGTCGATGCCGAGGAATTCGAGAAGTACGACCGCGCCATGGGCTGTGCCGAAAAGCTGGTGTTCTTCGGCAAAGACGCCATGGCCTATTACAAGGTTGTCGGCAAGAGCGCCGAATATATGGCCATGGTCGATAGGTTGACCCCGTTCGTGGTGCCTCGTACGTCTCAGGATTCCAACCAGTGCTTCCGTATTGTTGCGCTTGAACTATTCGGCATCAAATAACTGGAAATGTTTAGGTTTCCAGACATATTGCAATCATGCCGAATGCAACAATTGAGATCATTGACGAAGTAAACATTAGGATTCGTGGGGTCGATCAGATTACGCTCCAGAAGGCCCAGGAGCACCTAACGTATTTCTTCCCCGCCTACATGTTCACCCCAGCCTACAAGCTGGGGCGCTGGGACGGGCGCATAAAATTGCTGACCGCCTCCGGCATGACCTACCTGAATCTGTTGGAGGACATTCTCCCGATCTTGGAGAATGGTGGCTACTCGTTCGAGATCGTTGATTTCCGCGAGGATTACTCCGGAATCATCGAGCAGATCAAGCTGCCTGACAATCAGTTGTTCTCTCAGTATCAGATCAAGGACAAGCCGGTGATCCTCAGGGATTACCAGCTATCCGCGATCCACACTGCGATCCAGACCGGTGCCGGGCTGTTGGAGCTTGCAACGGGCTCGGGTAAAACCCTGATCTGTGCGGCCATCTCTCGTGTCTACATGGACTACGGCCATGTCGTGGTGATCGTGCCGGACATCGGCTTGATCCTTCAGACCCAGTATACGTTCAATCAGGTCGGTCTCAATGCGGGTGTCTGGTATATGGACGCGAAGGACCGCCGACAGGTCACGATCAGCACGTGGCAGAGCCTCGACAAGACCCCGGAACTCTTCAGCGACGTGAAGTGCGTGATCCTGGACGAAGCTCACCAGGGCAAGGCCAAGACCATCAACGAGATCATGACGGGTCCGGCCGCGAACGTGCCGTTCCGATTCGGCTGCACCGGCACCGTGCCCAAGGAAGACCTGTTCCGCCAGCAACTCAAGGCCAGTATCGGTCCGGTCATTTTCAAGTATCAGACTTGGCAGCTACAGAACCAGGGTGTTCTGGCGCAGACCAAAATCACCCAATTCTGCCTGCTCGACACCCATAACCCGGACTACCCGGATTATGTGCCCGAGGAGAACCGTAAGAATCGCCGCAACTGGGGCGACTCTTCATTCGAGGAGTGGAAGGATCAGGTCAACTGGTTCTTCCACAACAAAGCGCGTCTCAACTACGTGCGCGAACTCGTTCTGAGCCTGACCGAGGAGAACGGCAATACCCTGATCCTGGTGCAGTTCCGCGAGCATGGGAAAATCCTCGAACAGTTGATCCCCGGTAGCATCAGCCTGGATGGTCGTGATAGGCCGGAATTCCGCAAGGAGGTCTATGACAGCTTCGACACCACGGACGGCAACATCCTGATCGCCACC